GGTTGTGTTAGGTAATCTCGCCGTAAAAGACTCGCTTGGACCTATGGTAATCCCATCACCCGCACTAGACGATGCAGTGCCAGCATCTAAAACTATGTAAATACTACGGCTGTTAGTGTCGATGTTCTTGATAAACAAAAACTTTACTTTATCGCCTGTAGCCACAGCAGTGGGCGCAGTGTCATCATCTACTGCTGTATAATCAAGATAATTTCCAGCGATTAAATCTGTGCTAGAGTTAGATACGCTAGTCTTTTTGTAATACCACTTATCGTTGGCATCACTAGGGGTAACAGTCGTGCTTGCTGAAAAAGTCTTTGCAATTTCATCTGGCAAAACTGTCACTTGCATTGTCACTTGAGCATCATTTGCCATCTTCTACTCCTATCAACCAAGCGCGATTGCTAATGCGGTCGCTGTGCCAGCAACCTCTGTGTTATCTGCAATATTCAGAGAGGACGCAACCCCCGTAACAGCGGCTCCAGACCCAGCCCCATCACAAAACACAATGTCAGTCGTTCCATTTGGTATCGACACTGTGGCTCCTGTTCCTTGTGTTATGGTAGCCGCTCTGCTACCAGTCAAAGAATTTTTAATAATAAAGAACTTAGTAGCGTTATTTGGTGCAATAGTCACGACATTTACGCCGCCTAGATCAGATCCGCTATCTTTAAGATTGATAACCGCAAACATTCCAGTCTGAACATTACTCTGCCCAGACGTAGGTGAAGCGGCTCTTATGGTAAGATCTGTCGTAAGGTCAGAAGCGGTAAGGTCAGAAGCACCCAAGACTCTGTCAAATATGTCAAAGTTAAAATTGGTGACATCACCCCAACTACCCGATAATTCTCCAGTAGCTGGCTTTTCTATACCAAGATTTGTACTAAACGAGCTTGCCATACGGTACTCCTACGCCGCTATATCTGTCCAATTTGGATTCTGCGAGGGTGTCTGCGTAGACCAGGACTGAGACGCTGTAGTGACGGCAGTCCAATTTGGTGTCTGACTAGGCACAATGCTCGTATATACGAGGACTATACCACTATTTGCAGTGGCTGTAACCCCTGTAACTGGATACTTGGTATTTTGCGTTACAGTGCCAAGAGAACTCGTGCCCACATTACCCGTAGCAGAGAAAACAGAACCTCCTGCTTGGGTGGACGTTCCTAGTGCGCTAGTAGCGGCATTACCCGTGGCTACAGCCTTTGCACCCGCTGCGACTGACTCATCACCAAAGCTGACAGTGGCTGTAACACCAACGCCTGCAACATTCGCAGAACAATTGGTTGTCTCATCACCTACGGCACTCGTTCCAACAACGCCCGTAGGCGATATGAGACCTGTGCCTGTGACCGTAACGGAATTTAGAAGACCTGAAGCAACGACACCTGTAGCTACACCATCAACAGAAGGTATAACAAGTACGTTACCAACCGCCGTTGTGCCAGCTACACCCGTGACAGTAACAGGTATGGCTTGGTTCCAAGCTAACTGACCCCAGGTGCCTCGACCCCAACCTGTTACGTTTGCCACAATTAACTCACTACGCTATGCGTATGATAGCGTTACTTGCGTCTGCTGTGGGGAACTGAATAGTGAACGTGCCAGAAGTAGACGTTTTGTTTGAAGAAAAGTCCAACACCGCAACAGCTTTATTACTGTTCGTACTGTTATAGATCAAAGCACCCATAGCTGTGATGGTTGCTGTAGTAAAGCTAAGATCCGCAAAATCAGTAAACGCTGTGGTTCCAGATGTTGTTGGAGCAACCTTAGTAAGCGTGCCGCCACCTGTGGCATATGTCCCGCTAGAGGCTACTTCGCCAGTTGTAACAAAAGCCGTGGTAGCCGCTCCTAATGTTGCTGTGGTGCTGGATTTACCACCACTGCCCTCTGCATACAGAGCCAGTTTAAAAGCATTACCGTTTGTTGCGAAATTGTGCGTGCCCAACATCAATTCTTGCTTGAATGCGGTACACATTGCTTGTGCTATTGCCATTATAGTCTCCTTATAGCGTCAGCTAGTTGATGTTGACCCGCCTCACGGACCTTCGCGCAAATTGTAGCACGTTCTTCCTTTCTAGCCAACTCTACATAATATTGCACTAAATTTCGGACTCGATCCTTAAAAGCCTCCGCTTGTAAGCGTATAGGCTCTGGAGCTTCATCCGATATATACATTATCTTATTAGCCGCCATGTCAGCTATCTGATCGTTGGAAAGTCCTCCATTATCAGACGAAACGACATTCACTGATCCTACTGATGCAACATTCACCTCAAACATTATCATGTCTCCCAAAGATAATCGGATTCGACTCAACTGGTTCAGGAGGCTCTATCTCCGATTGTTTTGTTATTAATAACCCTCCATCTTGCACTGTTTGAACAAGAGGATCGTCTAATCTATGATAACCGTACAGTTTTTCATTGTCTGGCACATTAGTATCTAACAAGCTAGATTTACTGGCTATTTCTATTTTTATACCTTTTGAAACAGCTATCGCACACCAGAACTCAACACAGGCTCTGCCTGACTCAGCCATACTTACGTTTTTATATGTGTAATCAATCCCGTATAAACATATAGTGCCTGCTTTTGCCCAGATCGCATACGCTACGGCGTATGCAACCGTGTTGTTAAAATAACAATAACCTAGTTCCGTAGCCACTTCTTTAAGAGGAAACAGATCTAGGTGCTTTACACGCTTGTCTAATTGACATGTTATTATGGGTTTTTTGTTTGTTTTTAAAAACTCACGAGCAATACCCGTTTGAGATCCAGCATTCTCAGTGTCAAGAAATCTGGACACTGGATCCATCATGAATGTCTTATCAACGTGAATAATACCGCCAATACAGTTTATTCCCCAGATTTCATCAAATTCATGCGAGGCAACTCGTGCAGCTATATAATCGGAATAGCTACCGCCAAGTCCAACAATAGCAATCTTCATGTTCTTGTTCTTCTAACCAATCCCATTCGATACGCATCAGCATTTTCTCTGGCTTCTCCATAATCCTTCAAGCGTATCAACGATTCATTAAACCTGTCGCCATACATCTTCATAACGTCAGGCTCACCCTTCATAAATGTGTAAGCCTCAACCAGGCTACCATATAACATTGCATTCGGAGCATTTTCACTAAGCCAAGTCTCTGTTGTATCTGCACTTGTAGAAACTACCGTACCCGTGGCTCCACTCGTGGCACCTGTAACAGTTTCGCCTACGGTGAAATCAGTGCTTGGAATTACGATGGTAAACACAGTAGCAGACGTTATCGAGGATATCGTTGTACTGGCTCCGCTCGTGCCACCTGTTATAGTTTCTGAGGCTTGGAATGTACCGCTTACGCTGCTAACAGTAAGAACGAATTGACTAACTGTTAGACTGGTAGGACGGTAATAATAATGCAGTTCTGCCGTAAATGCCGCATTAGGCGTGGGAGCTAATATAAAGTTGTTTACATCATACAGAGCATAATACTTAGGAACGCCTGTGGTAGCTATTGTTGAATTATATTCTTGTACAAAGTTAACATCTTTTTGAACGATAAACTCTCTCGCTCCAGAGTTCTCTATAGCCAAGCTGAACGAAGCCAAATAATCATCAGGAACAGCTAAAAACTCATTGCTGGCTGTTGTTGTTCCATTTACGTTTTTACGAAAGAAATCAAGATCTACGCTTTTAAAAATACGTTCTTCTGCTGATGATATGAAATCAGATAAATGAGAAACAAAAGTTGTCTCTTGGTTCTCTGTGTAATCCTTAATCGCAGTTTTCAATGTTGTGTATGTGTAACTCATGGTGTATTTGCCTGACCGCCCATACCGCTGTGATTTGTACAGTAGTAGTACAATGTCGGTGCGCCAGAGGCTACTGTTATTTGAGTGTATGCTCCAGAAGAACCAGGTGTTCCATTTGTGGTTACACCAGTCGTGTACTGAGAGCCGCCACTATGTGTCCCACCAGAAGTCGTTGAGAATGCTAGAGGATGACCAGAGTTACTACTGTCAGATTGATCAAAACGATAGGTGCTGCCTTCTGACAGACTAACCGTATCCTGTCTAACTCCATCAATGTAATACTTATTAGCTCCAAGATAAGAAGCAACTGTAACAGTATAAGTAGCAGCTATGGATGTCCCTGTTCCTGACGCTGTGACTGTTCCTGTAGAACCTGTTGCAGTAACGCCCGTAACAGTTGCATCAGTAGGAGTTATAACATCTCCACCAAAGGTTACATCGCCAATAAGACCTACAGCTATGGGGATTAATTCATATTCAAAAGTCTGTAAACTAAACGAAGGAAATCGAACAGTCGTTGGAATGCTATTGTTGCTATCTGGTCGTGGATCACGAAGAGCTTGACGATCTGCAATCACTCTTCTTGGTTCTAGTTGAGGATGCTTTTCTTCATACTCATCCTCTCCAACAAGCAATCCGTTCCATTCTTTCCGCATATTTCGCAGGCGGTATCGAAAACCAGAACGATCTGATATTCCATAAGCATCTTTACCAACTGCAAATTTAGCCATTATACCCTCAGATATTGAATGTCAGGCTGAAGTTTCAAAGAAACCCTATCCTCATCCTCATCCGCTGCACGTTGGAACTCTTCTTCATACAACGTTTTTAAAAGCTGTACACGTTCTGGAGCCTTTTTTAATGCAATGTAATACGCCATGCCAGCCGCCGCACAAGGCAGAAAACGGAACGGAAGTTCCATTGTGTTGACCAATGCATCTGCATCTTCTATGCGTCTTACATAGTAGTAAACAAGTTGATCAGTGCTGTTCTCTGGTGTAGGCCATAACGTTATTTCAGGCGCGATCTGCCTATTGAAGAAATATTGAGAAGGTCTACCCTCTGTAGTTTTGGAGGGCTGAGATAGGTAGTTGCTTCTACTAATCTTACTCACCGTAAAATCTGTGTTACTTCTTCTAACAACAACCTCTAAGAGATCCACAACATCAGCACCCAGTGTAATTGTGGCTTGACCAGACGTTAAGGTAGTTGTGGCTTGACGGACGGTCCAAAGATTAACACCTCTGTTTGCCCAGTCAGCAAACATCAAGTTCATGGAACGCCTAGCTGTTCTCGCATCGTATCCGGTGCGGACTTCTAATCCGCACCGTTCATACGCCTCTTCGATGATCTCAGCTACGTCAAGATCAAAATCTCTTGAGTTTGAAGTTGCCATTACTTAGACCTAACTTTACCACCGCGCATCATCTTCTTCATGCCTACTTTACCACCGCGCATCATCTTCTTCATGGGAAGTTTTGCCTTAGTCATTCCACCGCCGCGCATACGTCTCATAGCTTTTTTCTTAGCACCTGGCATCTTCTCGTCTCCTTCTTCTCGTTAAGATTAAGTTAAGGTAGTCTTCCTTCGTGTAGTTCTCATAATACCCTGTCTTCTCAAGTATCTTACTCGCATCGTCTAATTCTGACAATCTTTGTATAAAAACCATGGTAAAATCAGTTTGAAAAGACAACAGCCATAGATCTAATTTATTGCAGGCAAACCATTCATTCATTGCTACACAAGCGGCCTCGACTTCTTCATATGCCTGACTTGGTTCCTCTTCTAAACAAATTATAACAGAATGTTTTTTACTAAAATTTTTGCATTTTGTGGCTACGGTCTTCCACAAATCATCCTTATCAAGACACTCAACAACTAGTAATTTGTCATCTTTCAAAGCCTTTTTTGCAAAAGGACAAGGGGCATGTCCTATGTCTGGATCAATTACGCTTAAATCATTGTGAACCCACTCTTCTATAAGTTCACGCATCTTTACTTCTTCTTTCTACGAACAGATTTTACACGCCTTGGCTTGCCTGCTGGCTGCCCCAAACGTTTCTTTTGAGCAACACGAGAAGACTTTTCTTTTGAAGACATTTCTTTGGTTGTCTTCGGGGTTTTGGATGATACCCGCTTTGACGGGCGACAATAAGGGACACCACGCTTTTCTCCTTTTTTACGACCACATTTTTTGCCCGTGCTAACGTCTTTCCAGTCCTCTTTAAACCATCTTTTAAGAGCCAAACCAGCTTTTGTTTTTCTAACTGCCATCAGGATTGTTCCACTGCGCCTTTAGTTCTTTTTCTTCGCTTCGGCAATACTTTGCCGCAACCTCTCGCTACCGCCGTGCCCTTGATATTTTTGCCGCGAAATTTCCGCTTCGGTTTGGACGGAGCAGCCATCACTAGAATGTCTTACCTTTGCGTTTAATAGAGCGATTCTTTCTTTTAGTCTTTTTACTTTTTCCTCCAGTTCCATAATTTGCCGCTCCTACTTTTCGGCATTTTGCAATAGCCCCTGAAGCATATGCGCTTGGAAAAACTTTATAGCGTGCTTTAACTTTTTTATAACAAGCGTCTTTTGGCATTTTAGAGTTCCTCTTCGATGGAGGTTTTGAAATTTGTTTTTGCATCGAGCTTCGCGAGATTGCCATCATACGTCCTTCCCGTGAAATCTTCCCACATAGGTCTAATCATCTCATGAAGTTGATCTATTTTTTCATTATTAGCATCAATCTTCAACGCCATGACCGCTACATTTCTATCCACTGCAATAAGAGTTGAAGAAATCCATGTGAGTCCGGTCACACAAGCCCCTATAAAAGCAACAAAGATCGTTCCTGCTATAAAGTTAGCACTTAACATTTCCACCTTCTCCTTGCCTGACGCAAACGCGAATTTGGATTCTTCGCCGCTTTTGGAAACTTTTTCATCTGACCAGCGGATCTAGCGCAAAACGACTTACGTCTCTTTGCTGCCTTACTACCTTTTTTGACTTTTCCAGTAACAGCCGTTTTTAGCTTGCTGCCTGGATTGTCCCTGCGATATTTAGCGACACCAGCCTTAGTCATTCCCGCTCCACTTTTTGTGGAACGGAAATACTTTTTCGTCTTCGGAGGCTGTTTGTCTCCTTTACGAGCCATTACTAGTAGCTCTTCATCACTTGCATGATGATGGTGTATGTATCAGCAGATGAATGACCAACAGTCGTGAACATTATGTCTCCTGTTACACCAGTGCTTGCAGGATTTGTTAAACCCCCAAAAGGAGTGTAATCATGATGTCCACTTTGATTTTCACCAAGTTCGATACAAAAGTCATCTGTGGTTGCATCAAACAGAATCTTGACTTTCATCCCGTTACACTGCCACCAGATTTTTTCTATAGTAGCCCTTGTACAGGTACTTCCATCTATGTTTGCAGACAACGCAGATACATCAACCTTCTTTACCGCACTTTCACCTGAACCATCTGAGATATTGGTGAATTTAAGTACGGCTGTTTTTGGACCATCAACGAGCGTTTGTGAGGTTACAGCGTCAGCCATATTAATCTCCTAAATCAACTACGCAATTTGAACGTACTCGATGATGAATGTGAAAGAACCTGCTGTTGTCGCATCGACTGTATTAGTGATGTTGCAGAAAATAGTTCTTTCTGTGTCGGTGTACTGAACAGAAGCTGGAGCTGTTGTGCCATCTTGTGTTTGAAGAACCAAACTGGTCACAGTTACGTTGTGAGCAACAACGGTTGTGCCACCATCAAGGATTTCATCAGTCTGAGCCGCAACAATCTGTGCGCCAGAAGAAGAAGTACCAACTTCGTAACCGATATCGCCTGTTCCAATAACCGGAGAAACGTCACAAAATATTTTAATGTCAGTGATGATTGTGTTGGCTGGCTGCGTAAACTCACCAATAGCTGGGCTGTCACCTGCTGTTGTGTTAACGGTGACACCAGTGGCAAAGCCAACGTGTTTCACATATTTATTTGTAACAATGCCTGTAGAAGCTATAGAGGAAGTTTCTGTTATCGCACCCGTGGTTGAGTTTTTATTGATAACTTTAAAACCATTTTCAGAGCGGACTGCCCCGCTAAAAGTAGTAGTAGCCATTTGAGTTCTCCTGTCGTGGCTAATGTCAGTCACCCAATGCGACTGTCAGGATAAAAACATCATACACGAAAAAAAATGAAGCCGCAATTACTACGGCTTCAAGTTAAGGGAGGATTTGATATCTCAACAATGCGTAAGATACAAAAGTAGTATAACACAAAAAAGGGCGACTAAAAAGCCGCCCTTTAACCCAGTATGGAGGACTAGGGTTTATGCACCAGGTGAACCAAATACACAACGAGGATCGGAGAAGCCGAAGCTGTAACGCTCACGAGCCTTGAAGCGCATGTTACCAGTGTCAAAGTCTGCTTCCATCTGTGTTGACAGTGGAACACGCTCAAAGTGGAGGAATCCACGAGGAGCATCTGTCAACAGGAAGAATGCATCCGTGTCAGTGAGGAAGTCGTTAACGGCATAACCGTCAGGCAACATACCCATTGAACGAATTGCATTGACATCGTTGTCAGCAGTACCCACACGAAGATTTGAAACCATCAAACGCTCGGCAACAAACTGTAGTTGACGAGGAACAACAAGTTTCATTCCGCGTAGAGCAACCTTCAAACCACGCTCATCAACAAAACCAGCAATGCTAATCAGAGCGTCCTCAAGAGAGGTTTCGTTCAAGTCAGCGGCAGTGCTTGGCTCGTTGTTGAATGTGCTACCATTTGTCAATGGGTGAGATGCATCACACAATGCAACTCCGTCACCACCAGCAAACGCACCAGCCGAGAACGCATTGTTTAGAATGCTGGCTGCTTTGACCTGCTTGGTATGTGCCATTGAACGGGCAAGAGCACGAGTGTAGCGGCTTGAGAGACGATCATAAAGATTGTCCTCAACTGCTTCTTCAGTAATGCTAAATGCCAAGGCAATGGTTTCATGGTTGTACCGAGCGGTAAATGCTTCGTTGGCATCATCAAAACTGATGGCAGAACCCTCATCCTTAGTGGGAGCAGCTCCAAAGCCAGAAAGCATAACCTCTTCTTCAAATGCACGATCTGAAGACTCGGTGGTGAAAATTTCGGCGTGCTGGTTTTCATACCTTGTATACTCCATTCCAAATAGAGCATTTAGGCCAGGCTCCAGCTCTTTCGCCAGTTGTGCGCGAGAAATAGCCATAACTGAGCCTCCTTATACGCCAGTTGTAGAAACAGTGCCCTGTGCAATACTACCCGTAGGAGCATTGAAGTGGTTGTTTATACGAACGATTAACGGGATACCAGCAGCAGTGAAGTCTGAGTTTTCTGGGTCATCAAGAATACCCATAATACGCAGAGCATGCGTGTTGGTGGTTGCGATAGTATTCAAATCCGCAGTAGCAGAGGAAATACCTGTTGTGGTAGAACCGCTGTTACCAGTTGCTAATTGAATATTTGCGAACACTGCGGCGCGAATCTCTGCTTCAGTATTAGCAGCAGAAACCACGTTTGATGTTGCAATCGTAAACAATTGGGCTGGATTGTCATACAAAAAGGCTTTAACGGGGAAATTAGAATCCGCGCCAGAGCCAGGCCAGAAGTTTGAAAAAACTTTCTCTCCAGTGGTAGAACTGACATATTCACATCCGTTGAACACACCCACGATTGACACTGATCCACCAGCAGCAGCTTGCAGATCATCAATCACCCCAGCAGCAAGCGGGATAACCGCCATACCTTGGAAGATCGGGTTAGAGTTAGTAGACGCGATGCGATACTCAGTCGTACCAGTGGAATTAGGTGCTGAACCCAGCATCCCATACGGCTTCAAGCCGAAGCTTCCATTGGTGTTTGCCATGAGAATAACTCCTTATCTCACTATGGTTTAATTGGAGCCGCCTTTGCGACCTCCAAAACTTACACGACTTTGCCTCTCATTAGTGATTGGCATCGAAGGATGTTGTTCCTTCATTAAGTCCTGATCCACAGCAGTCATCTGTTCGCGTGTCCGATCACGGTAATATGCGGTTCTTTCCTGCGCTGTCTCTTCAGGGATCCTTGCTAACATTAACCCGCCGTTTCCTATAACACCTGCGTGATTACCCTCTTCAATAACAGCAAAATCGGATCCAGAATACTCATCGGCTCTGACAGGTTCCCATCCTTCACGAAGTTTCGCATGGACGTTCATCTTGTCTTCATCACCTCTGAGAGCTGTTCTGATCCAACGGTGCCTATATCCGTCAGGTGCTTCAGGTGCTTCTAAACGACTGGGCGGTGCCCAAGGCTTTCTGCGCGATGTCTTTTCGCGGGTTTCGGTAGACCGTGGTTGTCTTGTGTCACTCATTGCTTAGTCCTTTACATACTTAGCGTATTCTTCAAGTGGAACACCAAGTTTCTTAGCCATTGCTACTTGTGACGGTGTCAACTTGACGGTCCTGCGCCCCTGTTTTGTACTGCGGGATGCGGAAGTAGAAGCCGAGGCGACCCTTGTACTTCCTCCGGTTTGTTTTCCCCCCATCTCATTTGGAAAACGAGATTTTAAACGGGAATCTAATTCATCATAATACTCTTCGCCGTCTGGGTCAAACCCTTCTTCGGTCACAAGTTTATTATGAATAACAAAAGCGGCTTGAGTCATTATCTCATCTTCGCCAAACCACTCATTCTTTTCAGCCCACTTTTGCGCCTTTGGATCTGGCTGTGCGGCGGGTTGAGCCTGTTGTTGTGGTGCGGGTTGAGCCTGTTGTTGTGGCACAGGTTGTCCACCCTGCTGTTCTTGCCGCTGTTTTGCTAATCTAAAACGTTCTTGTTCTATGGAAATCTTAGATAAAGCCTGTTGAGCGTCAAACATTGCATCAACATCACCTCGATCATGAGCTTCACGATAGGCTCTTTTCGCTGTGTCTAATTGAGAATCAATGCGGGTGCCGTACTCGCTCAAGTATCCTTGATCTAGATTTGTCAGACGAGACTTTAGATCTTCATTCTCTTTTTTAAGAACGTCTGCAATACGGGCAGCTTCTTCTTTATCTCTCTCCGCGTAGCGGTACTTTTCAGTAAGTTTCTTTATCCGCTTCTGAACACCTTTACTGTAGTTGTCCAGTTCCTCTCCCTCTGAGTCTTCTTGAACAGCAACTTTTGGCTTGTCATTAAGCTCCAAGTCCTGTTGAACAGGCTCTTTGTCAGCAGACTCATCAATTGTGATCTCTACATTCTCTTCCTCAACAACTTGTGCTTCAGCCTCTGCCAATACCGCCTCCTCAGACATGTTTCACATCATCTGGCTCAAGGATCGTAGCAATGATCTCATCGTCATTGATTATGCGAACCTCACCGCCATTAATTTTAAACCTGGATCCTGCATATCTACCAATACAAACCCATTGACCCTCTTCACACCAAGGATCAGGACTGTCACCAAATTTGTTGGGATCTTGATACGCCAAAGGCCCTAGCTTTAAAACATAGGCCACCACAGTGGCTAATGCCTCACGCTCTCGTGCCTCATTGGGAATTATGATGCCGCCTTCTGTCTTCGTCTTACCTTGATAAGGCATGACAAGTATCCTCCAACCAGTTGGTTGGGGCAGGCGTTCTTTCAAAGATTTGTCTACTAGACTGGGGTCTAAAACTCGTTTTTCAGCCTCCACATAGGCGGCTTCTGTTGATACAGGTTCTTTAGCTTTAGACTTTGCGATATGGTCAGGAACGTATAATGTCTTCGCCATCTTCTAGGTTTCTCTCCAGCAGGGTTTTGATCTCTTCCTTGGCGTAGACAAGTCCCTGTACTTCTCCAACCAACCGCTGATACTGTTCAAAGTTTGAAACACCACCAGATGTTAACATGTCAGCGATCTGTTCTTCTCGCTGTGCTAACAACTTATAAACATGTTTTGCGAAGTCTGCAACATCCATTATACAATTAAAATGTCCCTGCGAACTTTTTACCTCTTACAACGGCACCACAACCTCGGCTCATAGCGACCTTATTTCCTGTGCGACCGCCTTTACGAAAGGTTTTGACATCTTCTTTAAACCTATCAGACTCAGCGATTTCCCGCACATCATCATCGCCAAACTCAATAAGCTCATCCAATTCGATAATACGAGGTTCTTTTCCTTTAACTTCGCCGCCTGTTGCAAAACTAACGATGCCGCCAGACGCTTTGCGAAGTTCTTTGAAGTCTTCACCAGTGATTTTATCTCTGGGTTCAGCCACACGAGCAATCTTCATTTGTTTCTCTGTCAACGGCATGTCAAACTCCTACTTCTTAAAAAACTTGGTTGCTGCACGGGTTCCAAATGAAGCCGATACAATGATTCCCAATGTGTACCTATAATACTCCGGCATGGCCTGTAAAGCAACAAAACCATCTTCTACGATCTGCCTGCCCCAATCTCCACAGAAGGCTAGGATAAGCGGAACCGAAAATAAAATGGTAAGCCACTCGTCTTTCCAGCTATTTGCGGATGCGTCAGCCATTTTAAGATCCCAGTCGATCTCTCCCGTGGCCTTCTTCTCCATAATGACAGCTTCTGCCTTGGCTTTAGCGACTTTCGCACCAGCTTCAGCTTTCTTGGTTTCAACCTTACCCTCAAGCCATGTCGAAGCAAGACTGCCCAATGGTCCTAAAAGTGCCTGTATCATTCTATGATCCTCACAATGTAATTTGTGCCATCTGCATTTTTTGAAACCTCAACCGTTTTGTTCTCGCATGAATATCTAACAGATGTAGTCTTTTTATATAAGTTACGTTCTATAGTGCGCTTGGCTTTCAAACATTTAGATATCTTCTCATAGGCCGTATGTTCTGAAATATCACCGCCCATGTACAAGATTAATGTCATGGTTTTAATTACTGTTGCGTCCATTTCTAAGTTTCTCTATTTGACTCTCAATATTTGTAATTCTCTTTTCATAGAAATCTAATGTCAACTTTTGTTGCTGGTCATGCGGTGCGCGGCCTTCATCTATTTGTTCTTGGAGTTTGGAAAGTTGCTCTGCTAAATGCTCAATCAACATATACTGTTCGCTATCCGCTGGCAGACTGCCCATATCGCCGCGAGGCCACTTAATGCGAAACTCTGTGTTTTGACCTAGATCAGCCTCCATTAAGATAAATTTATTTTCAATAGTATTTAAGCGTTCAATAATTCCAAAGTATGCCCATGTCCCAATGGCTGCGCCAACAACCATTGCCATAAGATTGCGAATTGGCATAGACAGTTCGGTGTTTTCGTTAAGTTTTGTTGCCATCACTCACAAACTGTCTTACCTGCACAGTCTTTCGGAAAACAATGCATAGCCATCTGATAATGTTTATTATCATAGGCCGCTGACCATCGTTTATCTTCTAACATCCAAAGGCACTGTTTCTCTGACATCGGTTGCTGTAAACTCATCTGTCCAATATAATGATCCGTCACTCCATCATTTCCCCACATGGAAATTACTAAAATGTACTCTCTCAAGGCCATTAGTATAACTCTTTGTCCGCACTCACTTTAACTGGTTTACAATATGCCGTTGCCTTATGTTCTGTAGGAACTCCGCTGTAATGCTGATAGTTCCCATACCTCTTTGTTACCTGTGATGCGAAAAAATTGCAATCCGTTACGGATCTGAAGTACATATCTTGACTTTGCACTTTGCCGCCTAATACAACCACCAATAAAAACGCATGAATCATTTCTTGCTCATCCAAGCCGTTGTGCCCATGTAAGCTCCCACAATACCTGCGCCTGACAGAAATATCAAATCGGTGACAGCTCCAAGCCCTTCCAGTTTTTCAGGAGAACACCATGGAGATGCCAAGAATACGGCGTAGAGACCCATGAAGATCAACGTGTATCGAGCCATGCGAAGTTGAGCCACGTTCTTGCGTAACTCTGTTTCTGTTTTCTTTATCTCTTTAACATGCAACAGTTCCGCGTCACTTACGATGCCGTCACCATCTTCATCATATTCTGAATATACACTGTCTTTTTGTAACTTCTTCTGCGCCATTTTAGCCTCTTACAATTGTCCATAACATGCCGATTAAAAGAGAACCCATAACAATGATCACAGCCATAACTATTAAAAAGTTCTTTACGGCCTCCCACTGTTCTTTTTCTTTTCGTATTTGCTCTCTGCGTGCGTTAGCAGCGGCCTCCTTCGCAGCCTGTATGCGTCTAGCACGCTCATCTACGATCCCGCGCCATGTGCCGTGACCGAAACGTAAATCTACAAGAGTGGCTATCTCGCGCACTTTTTCCTGCGCCAGTTTAGCGTCAATGACTTCTCGTGCCACATTCTCCACACCAAATTGATCGGTTAGACTCTGACCAGACTTCTTGTTCCGAGCCTTTTGAGCCTCACCTTCACCGCGCAGCAAATCATCTATCTGACCCGCCAACGAGCCGATATCCTTTGCCGTATTTACGTTTGATTTAATGAAATCTGTGGCTTGCTTAACTAACGCAAGTCCAGTCAAGACCTCTGCAACGACCATGCCTCATAACTCCAGTCCCGCTTATGCGGTTACTTGGAGCGCAATGCCAGGTCCCTCTGGGTCTGGATGCGCTCACGATTCACATCTGCCCTTTCTTCTGCGATCTCTTCTTGGAGTTCGATCCGTGCTGCGTCAGTCGTTGCTCTTTGTTGAACCTTCTGACGTTCAAGGTCTAATTCTGCGGCATCCTGTTGTGCCCTGCGCTGAGACTCAGCGGCCTTAATTGCAAGCTCCTGCTGTCTTATCTGTACGAGCGGATCTTGCTGTCCCTCTGGTGGTGCAAGCATCTGTATGATTTCCTGAGTGAACTGAGCCTCTAGTTTTGCAACTTCGGACTCTATAACTTCCTCAGACATCGCAGATGCCGCCTGCATTTGTTGTTGTGCCATCATGGGATCCATCGCACCCATTTGCGCTGCTAACGCCGCTTGCTGTGCCTGCGCCTGCTGTTGTTGTACTTGTGCCATAACAGTCAAGCGTGCCTTCATGGATATGTGATCCTGAAGATGCCCCATGAATGTAGCATAAATGTTGGGCGATGTAGAGACCAAAGGCAGCTTCATAAATGTCACATGCGTCATAATGTGAGCGTCATGGTCTTGCTGTTGAAACGCTGTCAGCAATTCTCCTTGCATGCCTTTCGCGTTCTCGATGCTCGGACTCGTGGGCTGTGGCTCTTTCTTGGCAGGCAGTATCTGGTCAATATTCTGAACCTCCAACGCCTGATACATACGCTTGTATGCCTCATGCAAATTGTGAATGTTAGGGTTGGATTGCGCCAGTTGAAGCTGTGTCTGCGCCAATGTCACACGCTGTGCCATCGAAAAGATGTTCGGATCAGAAACAGGTATAACATCCACCCGTCCATCAAAGTCCTGCGCTTTCACCTCGGAAGGTGCTCCGGCTACCTCATACGGATATGTTGAAGGGAGATTTTCCGCGAATATTCTAGCGAGGAGCCGGAACTCTGTTTTCTGTGCGTAATGTAAACGTTTATGAATAGCCGACATGACTTTCATACCGCGTTCCAACAACGCTACAGTTGTACCTACAGGCATATCCCCGCTTTTGCTCTCTCCAATCTGTTGATCAGCGATAGAGACAAAACGGCGACCACCTTCAATAAGTGACGCTAATAGTTGTGCCAAAGTGCCTGATGGCTCTTTAAACGGTAATGGGATGATTGAATTACGGATGTCACCGCCAGGGGCATCAATGTCCCTGAACTCACCAGGTGCCAGCGGCTCGTCATCATTTCGTATGCGTATGCCGCGTGCCTTGAATCCTGACGGCAGATTGGCAAGCGTGCCGGAATCTATAAGCTGACGTAATATACTGGTGGTTGCTCGACCCAAGCCACCAATCATATGTATCAGGCCGTAGCCGTAAAAGCCCAGACCAGGTAGGAACTTGTAATGCACAAAATACTGCCGTTTGCGCTTTAAGGGGTCTTGCTGGTCGTAATTACGGGTTATGGACAGGATTTCACCAGATCCAACGTCTAACGTCACTATATAAGGTAATTTGATGCCTGTGAACTCACCTTGCTGATCTACGTCCTCAAAACCCTCAAGATCCATCTCGATATGCATCTCAAGTATTGTATGGACATCATCCAAATAACCCTTACTGACACCATCAATCTCATCTACCTTGTCACGAACTTTATCATCAGATTCCTGACTCGTGGATACTTCTACATCACGATAAATGCCTGCAACCTGCATTTTACGGACTTGGTTCTCGTCCATACGCAATACATGCGTAATTCTTGAGGCTGTTGACAGATCCGTGGCAGAATACGGTACTACCAGATCTTCTGACGGTACAAACGCCGATACAGCGCGGTTTCTGGTAGGATCAAAGTAAACCTTCTTAAAGGTAGAGCCTGACAGCGGTAAATAGAAGAGCATCTGATCCGTATCAGGATCAAACTCCTCCATGACCTCAGTAACCTGATAATTCATGAAGTTCTTGACTCTAGCTGCCTGTGATTCCTTTTCGGCGGTTCTTGCGCCTATGACCTGTGTTTTCACAGGACCACCAGCAGGCAGAAGCTCTTTGTACGCTTGTGCTTGAAACTGTGTTACGGACTCGGCAATCAGCGGATGTGTTACGCCGGATGCGCCATCAAACGGTTGGCTGCGCTCCTGATACTTGATACCAAGAAGATCCAGTCCCTTGGTGTATGCTTGATGCCAGTCCTCACGAGATTCAGTGTCTTCTTCGTACATCTCACGAAGTTCACTAGATATCTCGCCTAAAACAGCCTCATCTATGATCTCAGCCAAGTTAGCGTTGTGATCATACTGTTCTGTCTGTACTTCCACGCCCTCTGGCTCACCGCCCATCAATGCCTGAATAAGTGCACTTCCATCAGCTTGTTGCATAACCTCTGCACCGCCAGCAAAGTCCTCGACCTGTGGCACTTCTACCATCATGCCCTCTACTGCTTCGATGCCGGAATCCGTCAAACTTCCTGTGGGTCGTGGAGGTAATGCCATTAGAACGTTCCTTTGAAATTTCTTAATTTGATAGAACCGCCATTATTCAATTTCCGTAAATTACCTTGTGGTCTACCAATCTTTGTAGATATTGAGGTTGAGTTATCCTCTGGTGTTCCAGCGCGACCAATGATTGTGCCGCCTACGAGTTTACCATTCTTATCTCTTTTGGCACCTCTTACAACGACCTTCCTGTCACCAATTATTCTGGTGCTCAGATCATTGTTCGGAGCTTCCAACTCATCACGTTTAAGAGCGTCACCTATGGACTCTAACAATGACGCTATGATGCCCTGTTCCTCTGCCATTAGAAGCTACCTTTGAAATTGCCTAATGAAACCTTGCCGCCGTTACGAAAACCCTGTTCTTTCTTCACACGGGCAATCGCCTCGTTCAAAGAACCGCCCTTGGCTTTCTTAACAACCTTCTTCTGATCTTTCTTGAGTTCAGCGATCTTCTGTTCAAGCTCTTCTATTGTGGCAGTCGTAAGATCAAACTTTTTAGTAGCCATCAATAATACTCCCGCTTTTTAGGATACCAGTCACTGTTATCGTTCTCACCTTCAAGTTCGATAAACCCACCCTGCCGGAAACGCATCAAAGCCATCGTCATGCTATCAACAAAGTCGTCATGCTCTCCATGCGGAAACGCAAGACATTCCTCGATAACTTCCTCCGAGAACTTTTGTTCCGGTGCCCACACCATCCCCGCCTCAAACAGCGGTGCTACCGTGTGCATACGGGTGATCTTATCACGACCCTTGCTCGGTGTATAGTTCATAACAGGAATGCCTGCCGCACGCATCTCGTCCGTTAGCGGTTGCCCTGAAGCCTTCGCTTCAATGATGACCATATCCGGTTCCCAATACTCATACTCCTCTCCAGCAACTGCTTTAAGTTCTGGAC